CCGAATCAAAGCGAAAGCCACTGGATAAGAAGCGAACCTCATGTAGCGGCCTAGGCTCAGAGCAAGGTGTATTTGTTTTAACACCAATACCAGACCAGACACGCGCAATGTTCGTAGGATTAAACCAAGACACCACACCATCTGAACAAGTATATGTGTTATCATCTCCGTTCAACTTTGCTATCACATTTTTCTCAAAATCAGCTCGTGACGTAACACGACCAATCTCTTTACAGAGGACGATCCAAGCATATGCGAATAATCTGTATAATGTCACAGTATTATCCACAATAGTGTTACCAGAACCACTTGGATTTCCAGTATGCTTTTGTTTAAGCTCACCATTTTCAAGTATAACAACTGAATGAACAATATGTTGATACAAACGCTCAAGACGAGCGCGAGTTGCTGGTGTTCGCTCAGAATGGGCAAACATTTCCCATCTGAAATCAACCATACCAAACATAGCACGAGCAAATAAAGAGGAGTCATATTCAGACTCATCCAACTCAAAAGCATTAGGATGAATGGATAAATCTTCATAGATTTTATGCCAACCACCATGATATTTAGTGGCTCCCACAAATGACCAACAGCGATCTGTGCCAGCATAGAATTTTTCATTCATGTCGACACAGAGTCTATTATTACCGCAAGTCAATTCAACAGGACTAGCGAGGAAAGTACGATGCGATCGATTCGCCAACTTCTCCAAGCTACGAAGCTCACGTTTCTGTGAGCACGTCCATATAGGAACCATTTCAGGCTCCTCTTCCACCATCTGTTCCCAGAAGGCAGGGATAGCAGCAAATGCTACCGGATCTTCGATCATTGATCGTTTTCCTTTGTACTTAAGATTCCAAGGATACCCACACGAAGTGGAAAGATCCAAGTCATTAATAACTCGATCAAGTGAGGACACCACAGACCCACCCATTACAGGATGAAAGTGTTCAATCGCCCACTGGCCGGCTAGCTCCCAAGCTCCCTCATCTACATGTGGTTGTTTCTTATCATACTTTGCAGCAGACTTGAAGCCATCATCCATTTGGGGAAATATCGCTCTATACTGTGATGGTATAGTAATATTGTTTAACTCACAATATTCGATAAAAGAAACATTTACATGTTCCCGTTCCTTAAAACTGGTAAAGCGCGACGCTTGCCCAATTGTATCACAATTGCCATGAATGAAGTGCTTATCGCTCCATTTGGATGGTAGTGAATTATTACCATTGCTATCTCCCTCTCTCAACCCTGAATACGTTAATGTTACTCGGTCTAGGTATTTTTCGTACCAATTAGACCAGCTGGAAAAATCGGGGAGAGGGACATCTAAAAAGATGCTGAACAGCTTGTGGCGGTGTCAACAATTAGCTTAGTAATGGGAATAAAAACATTCTCAGCACCAGCTGTGGCATTGTGAAAACCCACTAATTTGCCAGCGAAGTTAATCACCGGAGCTGCACAATTTCCTGAAATGGAATCATATGTGGCATAAGCACGTTCTTCACCTGGGGTTTTGATGACGCGCAACACACTACCTTGGGAAGCATGAAATGCTCCTTTGGCTTGATGTTCCTGGCTACTATATGCCAGTATCATAACTTTCTCACCACTC